TACGCTAGGCGTCGGCATTTCGATTGCACCTCCCGACGCGCACGCCAAGGCATGAACGAAGCCAAGCGTGCGGCCGAAACTAAACATGGACGTAACGCCTTGTCCTGGTCTTGCTGCGACGTTCTCGATCACGACCAGATCCACACCGGCAAAATCCAAAGCCTGCCTCCATTCCCGATCCCACTGCTTCCAGGCAGGCTTATCCTTGCCGTTCATTTTCACGGTCGGGACGTCGTGGACGGTTAGAGCATTATCCGGATAAAGGATGACCATTGCACCGGACTTGCCTGGATCTATGCCGGCGATGATTTTAGAAGGGGCAGTCATCGACATTCTCCATAACAGGTAAATAAGGCTTCAACCAATCCGGAGGCTGGAAGAACGGAATTTCCGGTATCACACGCTCCGCGATTTTAAAGGGCTCGATATCCTTTGTGACAAACATCCAATATTGGCGAGTGTCGAGACTTTGAAAAGCCCGTCCAGGTCGCAAGTGTTGCAGCGCTCGGTTGACTTCGGCCGTTTCCAGCTGGACGTGATGCACACAAAGCGTCGACGGTCCGCACGGGCAATTGTGGTCGACCTGCAGGCCGGTGATTTCGAATTTGTGAATATACTTTGCCGACCATCTATGCGCAAGCCAGCGTTCCCCTTCAAACCAGAACGCACCATAGGGCTCGTTATGTCCATGACCGGACGTTTGGCCTCCTACCCACATGACACAGCCGGTAACAGGATCGAACGCGCATTTTTCGATAAAACGCTCTAGTGCAGGGCGCCACCGGCCGTTTCTTTCTCCGCGCGGACCAGGCATTATTTTCTGTACCTCAACATTTTCTCGACGTTCGCGGTGACACGGAATTTATATTGCCGTGCCCAAGGTTCAATATCTTCCATGATTTGCTTGACGGTCGTTATCAGATCCGGACGATCCTTTTCCTCAAACACCAATTCGTCATGCACCTTGAAAATCGTATTGAGCCCTGCACCCTCTGCACGCTTCATTGCCCCCATGACCAATTCCCGCGCGCTGCCCTGGATGCAATCGGCCGTTATCATACCATGCCAAGCCATGTGGCGTCGGAAACGCTTGCCCTGGTAGGACATGAAGGTCCAGGACGGCCGTTCGTCACCTGCAGGAGTCATCGACGTTGCCTTGCGCGGCCGGTGATACCAGATCTTCTTCCCGTTCGGCAGGCGCATTGTCAGGTAGTCCCCTTCTTTGCGGAATTCGATACCGTTGTAGGAATACGCTTTTGCGTGATCGCACCAGACGGCTTGAACACTGGCTTCAAAAAGACCGTACCAGAATTTAGGGACCATCGGTGCCACCTCCTTGCGGTAGGTGTTGATAGCAAGCATTGCCAGGTCGATACTTTCTTTCGGTGCAAAGCGTGCACGGAAGCCAATCGGCCCTAGCCCGTATCCGGATCCTAAAAAGGTGTTCTTTCCAATCTGCCCTTCCTTTTGGTCGATCTTCCGATTAATCGGCCGCTTGTAGATCATGGAAGCGGTTTCCGAATAGACGTCGAGCCCCGCATGCATTTCTTCCACTCTGTCATGCTGTCCAGCCATTGAAAGCAGGTTTCGGGCTTCAACGGCCGCATAGTCGCCGCCACATAGCACCTTGCCTTCCTCTGGAACGATACAGGACCGTAGCGACGATATAATTGCGGTGAAGATATCCGGTCCCCACAATTCACGGATCCGGTCGACGTCGCGCGTCATAATTGCGTCCGCAAGAATATCCGCGGTTAAACCCTGCCGGTCACTTATTTCCCCGCGCGGGTAGTTGTGTATCTGGATGAGTCTGCCAACATCGCGGCCGGTTCTAGCCCCGTGATACTGCGTAGTGTATCTAACGCGGCCGTCATTTCCTGCACAAGCAAGCATTCGTTCAAGTTTGGACACGGAGGAAGATGCAAGGGAGCGTCGGAGGGTGAGGACTTCATGAATATGATAGGGAAGTGGTTCGTTAAAATCTTCGATACCAAATTCGTCATCCGGAACCAAAATCGCATTGAACGTTTCCTTTTTCATATCGCCTAGCGGAACGCCTTGGTCATTTACCCAATTCAGCACCTTTTCGCGCTGTGTTGGCTTTAAGCCGGTCAATTCCTGAAAACGTTCGACCATCGGGATACGTACCTGGTCGAGAACGTTGATGCAGGCGTGCACGAATTCCTTATCGATTTTGATACCGCGCTGGTTGATTTTCTGGTCGAGGATCCAAGTATGGCGTTCTGACGGTCCGAGCCCCTTCATCGCGATATAGGCGCCGTACTGCGCTCCAACGTCACTATCGCAGTAATCGTAGAGGCGCTGCAGGTTGTAGTCATTATGCTGCGACCAGCCCCCATAGCGGTCGGGCTTGCACATAATCAGCATGTGCCGGTGCCCGTCCATATCCTTCTTCACGGGCAATTCCAGCGCCGTTACAAGAGCGTCGAGCCCCAGGGGCAAGGCGCGATACCCTGCGGTCCCCATTGTGTCGTGCCAGCGCTCCGGAGGCAATTCGGGATAGCCCATCGGTACCATGTGGAATTTCCACATTGCTTGCTCAAACGAAGCATTGTGCGCGATGAAGATGACAGTCGGATCATTGCACAATTCCATCAATTCGGGATCGATAGAATGGAGCTGCTTTTCAGACAGTACGCGCGTCGGTGCAGGCTGGTTATCCGTGACCACCTTGATAGCCAAGCAGAGGATAAACGTCGTCATGTCGGCCGCATATTTCCATGCGCCAATCTTCGGTAGATCCGCGCGGCTGGCAGTTTCAAAGTCGGAAACGACGTATCTCATTTACGTGTCTCAGAAGGGACATGGAGGTGAAGCGACATAGGGCCCTTCAAATTGTTGCGCAGCGCCGCCATACGTTCAAAACTATCGGCCTGTGCAACAATCGTGCGGTTTTCGGTATCGTATTTTTCCAACGCAATCCGGACGGCTAAAGCAGCAACTTCATGTACCGCTTTTTGATCGATACGAAGATCCTGCAATATGTCTTTATGTGTGGACATAGCGACTGCCAGTGCCATATCAGCGATATATTTCTGCATGCGCTCACGGTAAGGGGCGCGACCATCTTCAATGAACATTTCAATTCTCCTGCAAGGGTTGGCAGACGTTTCGCATCCGGTCTGCCAGCGGATTTACTCGCGGCACTTAGCAAGCCGCTGCGATTTTTAGAAAGCTGCGTCGTCATCCAAATCGGCATTGCTTGGAGCATTTGCCGTGGGATCATAGTCGGAATATCCGGCATAGCTGCCAAATACTTCGTTGTTCCCTGGACCACCGGCACCTGCAATCCGCTCGCCCTTACGGACAAACATGCAGTTTTGCAGATAGGCGGTGACACCATCCTTAGCATCGAGCGTCTTGCGCCGGAACGGCTTGAAAGCCAGGGCAGGAACGACATAAGCACCGGGATAAAACAGATCCTTGCCAGCTTGGGCACGGGCATGTTCTTCTTCGGGTATATCGATCACCTTGCCAGCTTCCAGCCGCGCAAGCGAAACGTCATATTGCGACGATGCAGTCAGGATCCCCGCATAAGGTTTATAGAGTTCGGCGCGTTTGTTCGCCTTTTCCATAATCTTAAATGCTTCGTCTTGGCCTTTACCTTGTGCGTCCAATTCCGCTTTCTGGATTGCACGACGGCCGGCTGTTTCTCCGCCCATGCAGGCAAGATAATAGTCGGTCGGGGACGTGAACGATCCGAGTTCGGCTTTGATCGCCCGCACCATGATACCGACAACATTGTCGAAATCTTCCTTTTCGAGCCCGAAGGTTCCGGAGAATTTAGGCGTGGCGTTTACGACATTGCGCGGTGCCGACTTCGCCGTGATCGACGAATAGAGCAGCCGTGCAGGCTTGATTAGAGTATAACGTTCAGTTTCAGCCATTGTTACTTCCTTTATGTCCCTTAATGAAAATATCCTGTCACATCGCGGGGACGCAGCGGTGTGGAGAATTCCTTACTGATCGCCAAATATTTGACGGTCATAATGGGCATCATGATATCCTAAATCAAAGGCTTTCTTTGCATCACCTACGTAAACATTATTGTTTGAAACACCTCTTTCATAGGCATTCCACCCTTGCTCGTATTCAGGCA